GGGTTAGGTATTAGTTCTGTATTTGATATTTTAATACAAGGTAGAGTTTGTATTATTGAAATGCATCTAAAAGAAGAAACTAAATATGGGAAAAGAGTCTTTTTTATTCAAATGCTGGCAAACAAAACTACAAATCAAATAGTAGATAGTTTCTATTTAAATTTACTTGAATGTGAAGCAAATGATGTTGATATAATACACAAGAGTGGCAACAAAAAGATCCTTGCGTTACAGGAGAAAAATGAAAACTTCCCTATGAAGAAGAATTCTCTTTCTGCTCAAACTGATATTACAAGGTTTGGAGATAAAGTATTAATAGAAGCAATGCTACATCTCAATAAAGCTCTAGGTGAAGTAAATCTACTAACTCCTGACGAATTCATATATTTCTCTTACCTGTTAGATTTATTACATAATAGAAAGTTGTTGCTACCTCCTGAATTTCAGCGTAAAATTGGTAAAATGTATGGTAATAAAATGCAAATTGATCCTACTAAAGCTTGGAAATGGTATAATTACATCAAAGACGGTCCAATTGGAGCTGCAATTAATAATCCTGATGGAAATGAAGGTTTGACTGGTGCTATACTGACTGATGTACAAGGAGCTATTAAAATTTGTCGCCAGAGCGGAGGAACGCTTGGTGTTTTCAATTTCTTTTGGTCAGTAATGTCTTCTATATATGTTATAATACAGAAAATGGTAATGCATAAAGTCTTTGTAAATGATAAAATAATGGAAGGATCTACAATGTCTGATGACAACTTAACACAAACTATTTTTGAACTAGTTTCTAGAAAAGCGTTTGAACATTCTGACAAAATAATAAAGTCATTTTTAGATACTTATTATAGAAAAAATTTGCGTATATTGATAGAAGGATTCAATTATTACTCAGTAGATGTAACTACTGATGAAAAGATACAGATTATAGGAGCTGATAAGGAATTGCTTAAAGAGCAAATTGTTATATTCTATTTAGCAACATGTTTATTATGTCCAAAACTAACAAGTTTTGATCCTTCTTTACTAAAAACTACTTTTGGTTCTGCTGCAGAAATTATGCAAACTGTGATCACAAATACTGGCAAGTTTTTTGTTCCAATAGTAAGGTATATGACTTCCATGTTTACAGAGTTATCAGGAGAAAACCCAACTTATGATACTATGAATTCTGTATCCAAACTGTATGAGATTCTGATTAATGGAGGTAGCACGATTACAATGAATGTTGGATTTATATTGATGAATACAATGATCAGTGAAAGGTTTGGTTTAAAGAATAGAAGGATTGACTTACCTGTTCAGCTTAGTGGGTTGTTTTATATTTATCCAGATAACATGCTATTAAATGGATTTGATGGTGATACATTGCGGAAACTAGCAGCTGCAGAAGAAAATAGTATTGAAATGAGACGATTAGCCTTAATTGTAGATAGCCCAGATGTATACAGACAGAAAAGAAGTAGTTTACAACAAGAAGATGAAGAAGATAAATTAAAGGATATTAAAGATGAAAAAGAAAAAAGCTTAATAGATGAAGAAGATGAAATAAGGAAACAAGAAAAAACTATTGAAGATTTATTTAAGGGTGTTAGAGAGAAACTGTTGGATATTGCCGATGATAAATCAAATAAGAAGGTGTTAGAAGAACTCAAAAAAATACAAGATACCATAGAAAATGCAAATTCCCGTGTAGACAGGGATGAAGACAGTGATCAGCCAAGTATAGGGAATTTTGTTACATTCTCTATACGGTTCATTGGACATGTTCTTGCAAAGAGTGCCTATGCAGAGTTTAGGACTTTGGTTAAAGAGAATATGATAGAATTCGCCAAAGCCAATGGGATTAGTACAACAGACTTAGATAAAATGGAAACTGAAATTATAAATCGTTTAGGAATGTTAGTTTCAATTAAGTCACCATCAGTTTTTATTGCCATCATGAATAATATTGCAAAAAATAGAAAAACAAATTTTTCTGACATTGTAAAGAAAATGTCTACAGATTATTTGGTAGTAGCAAGGTGGGGTTACATTGACCGAGTAATGGGAAATCCATTTTCTCAGAATATTAGGGATTTAGATGAAATATTTCAAGTTGAAAACCTGAAAATAGGTGAATGGCAAAATTTGATAGAAATATATGCAAATGATTTAACTATAGAAGTTCCCGAACGGTCTATGAAGATAATCAGAATAATGAAAAATATAAGATTTAATGCACTAAAACAGCTTAAAAGACCATTTAAAGCAAGAATCGAAACTAGAAGGTTTCCATTAGAGAAGGAAATATTTTTCGGTATGAGGAAACATAGAAGAGATGAACTGAGACATATTTTGAACAATGATAATGATTCTTATGAAGATACTAAAACTAGCTATACTACAATATCCAATTTCTTAGATGTAGAGAAATATACAAACACAGAATACCAACTTGCTTTGCAAATGATTTCTGAGACTAGGAGAAATCCAGGAATCCATTATAGGGATACTTTATCTTTCCAATTTTTTCCACAAATAGTTGTGAGTTCAAGGTTCAAAATGTGTATTGATTTTTTGAAGATACATTTGAACAGTCTAAATATACGAAGTTGGGAATCTATAGAAAAATACAGTCGAGCTTTCCTGAAAATAATACAAACTCCTACATTTTCTAGTATCTATAAAAACACAAAAGAAAATAAAATGAAAGGAGAGCAAGGGCTATATGACCATAGCAGAAATTTCTTTTCTTTTAGACAAAAATTGTTTTATGAAATGGATAATGACGATGAACATTACACATCTCAATTAGCAAAAGTTAAGAATTTAAATTCTAAGTATGAATTAACTAGTATCATAATGGCAATCCTATGGTCTATACATTTAAAGATATTCGACATGAGGGTCTTAAGATCAGATAATTCTAGAATATTGCATAAGAACCAAGATGTTAAACAAGAAATTTCAGAGAAGAGTATCATAACAATGTTAACATCGAATGATACATCTTCTAAATTTTGGGCAAGCTCAATATACTCTAGATTTCTTATAAGTTCAACACTACATGAGATTAAATTCCATTTAGATGTTAGGAGGAATAAAAATCAAGCAGGTGTGGAATTTAAAGCTTTCTTCTTTAAATATAAAGATTGGCCTCAAGTGCTGTTAGTGTTGAATGTAGACATAAAAAAATACAAAATTTTTGTTCAAAATTTAGAATTTGATTCATTTGGGAATTTATGGCTTTATTCAAATGCAATTTCTAAACTCTTAAGTAAAATATTTAGGAGTACTGGAGATTATTATACTGGAAGTAGTGATTTGGAGAATGCTGTCCAAGAAGAAATCTATAATGAACTTACAGGAAAGGATGAAAATTATTTAATAGGAAACTTAAGATTATTTAGTGGAGAAGAAATTGATGAAAAGGATGAGAGACAACCAATTAACATGGATATTAAAAGATTTCATAAGGTAAGTTTACATAGATTGGAAGAACTTAAAAGGACTTATGGTGTGTATAATAAAATTTTGAATATAGTTGGTCTGAGTTTCAATAATTCTGATCTTGACCAAATTCTTTTCCCAGGGGTGTTAAGAAAAAAAGGTGTTCATATGATAACTCCTTGGAAAATGGCTTTCAATAAAGATAATATCTTTATGTACCAAGATAAAATCTTATTAAGAGATACAGTTCCTAGGGACTTTAAAATAGAGATTGATACTATTGTTGCAATAGACCCTACTTTTACTGAAAGCATTATATTAACAGATAAATGGCTATTAAATGGAATAATTGGTAGCTACTTTGTACATATAGACAATTCATTTTTAAGAAATTACGGACCTAAACTTCAAGACACTAAGCTCATAAGAAGATTAGAATGCTGTATGTGTTTAAATTTTATTGATATGGATTACTTAGTCAAAAATGCATTAATACTCGGATTTATAAATGAGATTATAGATAACAATAACAAAATTGCAATATATAAAGATTCAAGATTATTACCATTATTGCCTGCAGATGCCTTATATACACAAGGAGAAATTAATATCGGCAATTTAAATGTTATTTTGACATTTTCTTATAATAAATACATAGCTGTTATGGAAAAGTTTCAAGAAATGAATATCATAATGTCCAAAAATCAAACATTTAAGACTTTTATATTTTCTAGTGTTTTGTATGAACTATTAACACAAAAGATTAATGTTGCTGAATCAAAGGTTATGTCTTACCAATATGCAGTAAGGAGTGAAATTGAAATGGTGTTTGTTATAGATGATTATATAAAAGATAAACCTAAACGTGGAAAGACAATGTTTAAAGAAATAAAACAAAAGTTGAACAAAATAAAATACAAAAGCATGGGAATCATCGTCAATTATTTTGAGGAAGAAATGATGATGAAGTTTGATTTTACTATTCAAGATGAAGTTGGAGAAGAAGAAATAGGTTTTCATAGAACGTTTATAACAGTAAATGATCTAATCAATAAATTTATAACAATCAAAGATACTAAGAAATTATTAACAATAAGGCACCTTGATAACAACATAATGAATAGAGAAAAGGTGAGTGTAATATTAGGTGAGCTTTACCAAATAAAAGAAAGATTCCACCAAGTCATAATACATTTTAATAAAGAATTTGAATATGTATATATGTTAAATCTTGTAAATAAACTACTATATACATATTCTTATACAACAATTGAAGCAAACCAATTAAATAAATTGATAAACTTTTATGATGTATACGATACACCTGGCATAAATAATTTAAATAAAAATCTATTAGAGATAATAACTTCTAAGTTTGAGAAAGGAAATACTAGAAATATTATATCTGCAACATTTGACACATTTTATATTAAAAAAGGTGTCTTTGATAGTCTAACAACTATATATGATAGGTTGCTATTATATAAAATTTTAGAGAGTAGCAAAAATTATTCTGCTATGAGTATTATTGATTCTATATGCACTATTTAAATCTAAATAGTTAACCAGTGATTTTTTTAAAAAATCACTTTTATTTATACTTATTACTTCAAATCTTTAATACCAAGATTGAACAAACTTATCACCTGCTTTAAACTTGTAAAAATCAAAGTA